GTGGTGATGCTGCGAGCACAACCTTCCCGCCGCAGTGGTGGCAGTAGGTGACGCGGTTTTCTTTCACGCCACCATCAACGAACGACCACATTTCACCGCACGAACTTTCGTAAGTGCCGGGCATGTCTTTGTCATCCTGTTCTGTCCATGTACATGTTCCGCGCTCACTCGCAGCCAGTGCACGGGCGTCACCGTATTGCTTGGCGGCGTCAATAGTGCAAAGTGGATGCTTTAGGCTTTTAAACCGTGCCCTGTCTATAAAGTCACCCTTAGCCCAATATGCTTTTGCGTCTTTGCTCGCGCAGCTGCCAATACTGCCTTTCACAACTTTGTCATCGCAGAACGCGATAGGCTCCAGCAACTCCATCCCACCGCGCAGCTTTGCCAACAGTGCGGATTCGATGGCTTGAGCATCCTTTAACCAGCGCTCGGATGCGGCTCGCGCACCCACTGCTTTGCAGATTTCGTCAGCGGTCAATATCATTTCCCGCTCTCCTTGATGAACTTCTGGCCTGCTGCGATGGCGGACGAAACCCCTACGTGAATGGCGGGAGAAAATGCGCGCTGTGCATCTTTCAACGCCTCCACCAGTTGCTCCACCACGGGGATCGCGCTGCCCCGCACCCGCGCAAGCTCGGCCTTGAGGGCGTCACGCTCAGACGCAATTGCGTTTCTGTTATCTGCCATTTCAGCGTGCCACTGCTCCAACCGCTCCACCTCCGCAACCAGTGGCGCACGGCAGAGGGTGGCGAAGCGTTCGAGCTGAGACTGGACAGGTATAAGCCCAGCCATAAGATTGCACTCCCGCGCCATCTTCACAATTTCGTCTTTGGTCAGGTCCATCTCGTTCTCCCTACAGTTGGTGCTTCACGCGGCGGTAGGCCGCCAGGATCTTGTGGCCACTGCCGGCGGTCAGCTTCCCCTCCTGCAGCAGCTGGCGCAGGGTGCCGCGACTGATGCCGATCAGCTTCGCGGCAGCGTTCTCGCTGTCGGCGTAGTTGACCAGCCTGGTGGCCAGCTTCTTGAAGGGCGCCACCTGGTCCGGCAGCAGGTGGCTCTTGGCGCCGGCGGTGCCCTTGGCGTCGCGCAGACTGCGGTTCGCGTTGTAGGACGTGCGGGAAGCCTGGAGTATTTCGACGCGGGACATCACGCACCACCCTTCAGGTTGACCGCGTACTCCACCGCGCGGTGGTAGGCCCCGACCAGCACCCCGTTGGGCTTCTTCGGGCCGATCACGCCGTAGGCGATGCCCGTCGCGGTCTCCTGGGCGAAGATGACGTAGGGGTAGAGGCCGCCGGCGCTGTGCTTCTGCACGCTGCTGCCATCCTCCAGGTGGCCCTGGTAGCTGTCGGCCAACGCTGCACGCGCCTCGTCGACCCGCGTAGGGGCGACCTCGCGGTAGATGTTCAGGTGCAGGCGCTTGATCTGCAGGCCGCTGTACACCACGAAGTTGGGGTAGGGTTCGGTCGTCACCGGGCGGCGCGAGCTCTGAGCTGTCAACTGGTAGAGCAGGTTGTCGGCCGGAACGAGGAGGGTGTACCAGTCGTCGTCGTTGATCTGGTGGGGAAGGATGTGCTGGCGCATGGCGTTACCCCTTAGCTGAGGCGTGTGCCGTCGAGGTTGAGAAAATAGGCGGGGTTGAAGGGGAGCCACTTGTCGGCGCGGGGGCCGATCAGCGTGCGGTCGCCGGTGTCTTCGTTGACGACAGCGATGCAGTCCTGGCCGAGCAGTTGGGACAGGCGGAAGAGGTTGTTGCCGACCATCTGGGCGCTGCCACGGTGCACCACGTCGACCACCAGGGTCTGCTCCGTGTCGGAGGTGTGGCCGGCGTGGCGCAGGATGCTGAAGCCGAGGCGGTTCAGGTCGCGCAGGGCGGTGCCCACGCCGATGTTGCTGTTGCCTTCGCGGGCCAGGCCGATGTTGAGGGTGAGGTGCATGGTGGTCTCCTTAAACGTTGGTTTCAACTTGGTAGCGGACGGCGAAGAGGCCGGCATGTGTGCCCTGGAAGGTCCAGTCGGCGCCTGGCTCGAAGTAGCCTGGTACGCTGCCTTCAATGCACACCGCCCGGGCCACCGCGCCGTTGACAGGGCCAGGGGCTACGGTCAGGTGGGCCGACTCTGGGCGGTAGCACTGCAGCTCACGGGCGTCTTCTTGGACCTCGAAACGGCCACCGTAGAAGTGGACGATGTCGCCAACCTTGAGCTGGGCAACAGGGGTTGCTGTTAATTTGGCCATCTGGATTCTCCTTTGAGGGTTATGTCGAATTGACGGTGTAATTCTAGCGTGTGCTAAAAACGTTTGTCTGTTGTATTTTTGCCACGGACATAAAAAAGACCCCCAAACCTTTCGGCGTGGGGGTCAAACAACACATGGCATTCCGCAAGGTCTCCCTTGCAGCCCAGAGTGTAGCGGCCACGCCACCATCGCGCAATCCCATTGCCCAGAGTTTTAGCAATCTGTAGAATGGGCCGATGCAAAAACCCCTCAAACCATGACCACGAAGACCAACCCCATCAAGGTGTGGATGTCCAGCGCCACCAAGGACCAGCAGGAACTGCTGGCCACCGCGGTCGGCACATCCCGCGGGATGCTGTACCAATACGCCTCCAACAACCGCACGCCCTCTGCGGAGCGTGCTATCAAAATCGAAGCAGCCACCATGCTCATGTCCAAACAGACAAAGGGCAAGCTGCCGGTGCTCTACCGCTCGGATATGAGCACCGCCTGCGCCACCTGCCACTTTGCACAGAAGTGCCTGGGCACGAAGTCCGAGTTCCCCGTCCTCAACAGCTAAAAAGGAAAAATCACATGGCAACCCCCGAACAAGTCATCGAGTTTGAAGAAGCACGCGCGATCCTGCGCAAGACGCTGGAGGTGTCCAAGGCAGCGGGCGTCAGCCCCGCGGTGATGATGGGCGCGATGGCCCACAGCATGGCCGAGTTCTTCATCCTCGCCGAGCACGCCGGCCTCCCCCACAAGTCCTTCGACGAGCTGAACAGCATCACCGCCCGCATGGTCCACGACTGCAGGGGGTAAGGTGAACGCGTCAACCATCAGCCCACACCTGGGAGCGATCCAGGTGCCCGACGAACTGCGCCAGCTTGAGGGCTGGCTCATGTGGCGGTTCGAGGAGAACGGCAAAGCCAAGCCACGCAAGGTCCCCTACTACGTCAACGGCATGAAGCGGCACGGGGTACACGGTGCCCCCAAGGACCGGGCCAACCTCTCAACGTTCGAGGCAGCCGTGGCCATGGCCAAGAAGCGCGGTTTCGACGGGGTGGGCATCGCCCTCCTCGAAGACTTCGGCATCGTTGCCCTCGACTTCGACAACTGCATCGACTCCGACGGCAAGATCCACCCCACCGTGGACCGGATCTGTGGCGACACCTACGCCGAGTTCAGCCCCAGCGGTAAGGGTGTGCGGGCCTTCTTTCACGGCAACGTCGGCAACCGCAAGGACCCCCACTCCGAGCCCTTCGGGTTGGAGACCTTCAGCACCAAGGGCTTCGTCACGGTCACCGGCCACACGCTGGACATCGTGGACGTCATCGGCAACGCCAACTTCATCGCACCCCTGACCGCCGCAGTCAACGACCTCTGTCTGGAGCGGTTCGGCAAGCGCGTGGAGCGCGAAGCCGTCACCACGGAGAACAAGCCGGTCGGCCTCACCAAGGCCCAGCTGGAGGAGGCCCTGTCCGTTCTCCCTGACGACCAGAGCTACGACGACTGGCTGAAGGTGGGCATGGGCCTGCACCACGAGTTCAGCGGCTCCGATGACGGCTTCAACATGTGGGACGAGTGGAGCCAGGCCAGCCCCAAGTACACCACCCGGGAGTACAACTGGGAGCGGTGGGTATCGTTCGGCCACTACACCGACCGCCAGACCACCGCGCGCTCCCTGGTACGCATGGCCAACGAGCACGGCGCCCACATCATCCTGGATGGCCCTGCAAGTTTGGAGGACTTTGAGGACCTGGCCGCAGAGCAAGAGCCCGTCTATCCGGAAAACTCAAAAATGATAGCAGAGGTCGACGACACCGGGTTCGCCGACATCTCAGGCGAAACCCCGGAGCCTGTTGCTAAAAAGCAACGCTTTGAGAAGATCCAGGCCGACGAGTTCGCCCAGGGCGCCCACCCAGGCTGGATCATCAAGAACGTGCTGCCCAGGGGCGAGCTCGCTGTCCTGTTCGGTGAGTCCGGCAGCGGCAAGTCCTTCGCCATCCTGGACATGGTTGCAGCCATCGCCCGCGGCACACCCTGGCGTGGCCACAAGGTGAAGAAGGGCCGCGTCGCGTATGTGGCAGCGGAGGGGGCTGGCGGCTTCAGGAAGCGCCTTATCGCCTACGCTGCACGCCAGGGCATCAGCCTCAAGGACATCGACCTCTACGTGATCCCTGACGCGCCGAACCTGCTGCTCAAGGAGGATGCCCTCGCCATCGCCAAGTCGCTGGGCAAGTGTGACGTGGTGGTGATCGACACCCTGGCCCAGACCACGCCAGGCGGCAACGAGAACGCTGGCGAGGATATGGGCAAGGCCCTGGCCCACTGCAAGGGCATCGCACGCGCCACGGGCGCCATCGTGATCCTGGTGCACCACAGCGGCAAGGACGCCAGCAAGGGAGCCCGGGGTTGGTCCGGTCTGCGTGCAGCTGCTGACGCTGAGTTCGAGGTGCTGCGCCTACCGGGCGGCCGCATCCTGCGCACCAGCAAGCAGAAGGACGGGGACGACGGCGCCGCCTGGGGCTTTGAGCTGGACATCGTTGATGTGGGTGTCGACGAGGACGGCGACCCGGTCACCAGCTGCGTCATCAAGGAGACCGAGGTCAACCTGGCCAAGGCCACCAGTGCCAAGCCGTTGGGCGAGATTGAGAAGGCAGTGGTCCAGGCCATCACCGAGATCTCGGAGTTTCAAACGGCGGGCATTGAGGTTGGCGAGGTCATCAAGATGGCCGTCAACTTCATTGCCGGACCCAAGGACGGCAAGCGCGACACACGTAGGCAGAAGGTCCGCCGCGCGCTTGAATCGTTGTGCGACGGGGACACAAGCTCCTACTATTGGGACAAAGATGACGACACACTGTCCATCGTTTGACGCTATGAACGGGAATCTGGCTCCAATTCGCGGTCAGATTAGCGTGCAACACTGCAACACTTGTGCAACACGTGCACGTGTTGCAGTGTTGCGCAGTAACCATAAAGTGCAACACCTGCAACACTTGTCTATAGACAGTGTTGCAGTGTTGCACGGTTACGGGGTCAAGTTGCACCTGAACGGGAATCTAATTCCAATTCGGCTGGGCCATTGAATGAACGGGAAAAATATTCCAACTGGCAAGGTAGGGCTGACCGCTGGCGGCTATAGGGTCGGCGAAACCCACCACCGCGCGAAGCTCACAAACGCCGACGTTGAGCTGATCCTGTACCTGCGGGAGGCTGGCCTGAGCTACCGCGAGATCGCGGACAAGTTCGACGACGGCAAGCTGGTGGTCAGCAAGTCGACCGTCAGGGACGTCTGTAGCGGCCGAATCAGGGGCCAGGCACCCGTGGCCTTCCGCAAGGTCGTATAACGCAGCCAAGGCCCGCTACAGTACCTCCATGCCCACTCCCGCCTCACTCGACTGGAAGCCCATCTTCCTCGAAGCCCTGCGCAACATGCCCGTCATCAGCCATGCCTGCGACGCGGCTGGTATCGCACGATCCACCGCCTGGCGCCAGTACCAAGATGACGAGGAGTTCAAGGCGGCATGGGATGACGCCATGGAGACCGCTATCGACAAGGCCGAGGCCGAGGCCTACCGCCGCGCGGTGCAGGGCTGGCACGAGCCTGTGATCGACAAGGGCCGCCTGGCATGGGCCTATGAGCGCAAGGTCAGCGAGGAGGGTATCGAGTCCTTCAGCCCCGTGCTTGACTCCAACGGCCAGCCCGTACCCCTCACCGTCCGCAAGCACAGCGATGGCCTCTTGACCTTTGTGCTCAAAGGTCGGCGCCGCAACGTGTACGGCGACAAGCAGGAGATCACCGGCGCCAACGGTGGCCCCGTCACGGTGCTGGACGAGACCAAGAAGGCAGCCCGTATCGCGGCGCTCATGGAGCTTGCCAAGGTGCGCAAGGACATCGGGTGACGCCCAAAGAGATCAAAGAGCTCCAGGCCTACCTGACGCCTGAAGAGCAGGCGGAGCTCGACGAGCTCATTGCCTCAGACATCGACACCCTCGTGTGGCGGCCACTGCCTGGCCCGCAGACCATGGCCTACAACTCCATGGCCGACGTCATTGGCTTCGGCGGTGCAGCCGGCGGGGGCAAGACCGACCTGGCCTGTGGCAAGGCCTTGACCCAGCACACCCGCACCGCTATGTTCCGGCGGGTGGGCACTGAGCTCGTGGGCATCATTGATCGCTTGACTGAGCTGTTCGGTGGCCGCGATGGCTACAACGGCCAGGACAAGATCTGGCGCCGCGATGGCCTGCAGATTGAGCTGGCATCTGTGCCCAACCTGGGCGACGAGAAGGGCCACCAGGGTCGGCCCAAGGACCTGCTGGTCATTGACGAGGCAGCCAACTTCTTGGAGGCCCAGGTGCGCTTCCTCATGGGCTGGGTTCGCTCCACCGTGACAGGCCAGCACAGCCAGACCCTCATGACGTTCAACCCACCGACATCGGCTGAAGGCCGCTGGGTGGTGAACTTCTTTGCGCCATGGATTGACAAGAAGTACGTGGGGCCTGACGGCCGTGCCATGCCAGGTGAGCTGCGGTGGGTGGGCATGATCCCTGGCGAGAACGGGGTCAGCAAGGACGTGTGGTTC